AACTCCCTAAAGTTTGTAGAACTGAATCTTCTGCACGAAAGTATATCAATGACCATCGGAAAGGTAAATCAGTTGCACAACTTCCACTGGATTAAAATAGCTCACCTCTAAAGCGTTTTACTAATGTAACCCTCACCCGTGTCGATCACGGTAAATAAATGTTTAAGACTGATGGTTCTGTTCACCATGGCGGTGTAAAGAATGAAGATCAAACAATCGCTACACTAAATGAACTGAAAATCTACCCCTTCACTGTAGAGAGGCGTGGTGGAACTAAGTGTAAAGAAGATGCTATCGCTGGTGAAAAACTAATTAGCATCAAACGCAAAGAAGGTATCACAAACGGTTCATTTGACTGGTTTAACACCAGCAAGTATAATGATATTTTAGGTGATACTTTTAATGCCTTTCTCTCTAATATGAAAGAGTTGCGTTCTATGTCAGAAAATCTCATCAAAGATGATGAGTTTGTGCTGAAAGTTCGGGATAACTTCAATCAACTTTGTGAGGTATCATTAGATACATTAAGTAGCGAGCAAATTATCAACATTTTGCAACGCGGTTTGGTTGAAGCAAATACTGCATTTGATGTTGTAGTTACTGACACAAAGACTGATACACTTTACGTATTTGATGCTGAACAACATCCTGCTGTCGATTATATCAATAGAGGATTCACTGCTGTTCTTAAAGGCAAAGGTAAATCCTCTCGTAAAGTGTTGTTTTCTGATGGCATAAATCTTTATGATTGTGGTCTGCGTCTTCGCGTCACAAGCAATAACGGCATTAACGCATTTCTTGGTCTAAGTAAAGCAAACAGCAATTCTCAAGTTGTTATCAAACTTCAGCAAGATAATGTGAGGCAATTACTTATTTCCACCAAAGCTAAGAAATATGACTATTGAAATCATACATCAATCAGCAGAAAAAATGACTGAAATTGATCAGTCATTTGATCTCATCTACATGGATCCCCCATTTGGATTACAAAGGGACTTCATGATGTTAGAACAAGATGGCGAAGAAAAGGGATTCTCTGATACTTGGGAATCCTTTGATGATTATATTTTGTGGTATGCAGATATTATCAATAAGGCATGGAACAAGTTGAATAAAGATGGGTGGATGTATCTGCACAATAACTTTATCGGCAACGCACTTGTTCTATCACATGTAGATCAAAAAGTGCGTGATAGTTTCTATACCAATATCTCATGGAAACGCTCTGGTCCGAAGAACAATATCAAGAACGGTTGGGGTAACATTGTAGACTCCATTATGGTGTTGCGAAAGGGTAATCCATACTTTGAGGTTGAGTATACTGATCTTGATTCTAAGTATGAAAAAAATAGCTTTCAGAACCAAGATGAACGTGGTTACTATGCTCTCGCCAAAACTACAGGAGAAAAGAGTCGTCCAGGACGAAAGTTTAAGTTTAAGAATTACAATCCAGAATATGGTTGGAGAGTCAGCGAAGACATGCTAATTGAGATGTCTGATGCTAACTTACTACACTATGGTAAGAATACAATTTACAAGAAAATCTATCTTCAAGATAACAAAGGTGTGCCTGTACAAAATCTATGGGACGATGTGTACTTTATCTCTCGCAGTGAATCAAATAAGCGCAAGTATCCTACACAAAAACCACTTAAACTGTTGGAGAGAATTATTAAATCTTCATGTCCTGAAAATGGTTGGGTTTTTGATCCTTTCGCTGGATCTGGAACTACAGCAATCGCAGCACAATCATTGAACAGAAATTGTATCACATGCGATATTAACTTACAATCTATTCAGTTGATTACTGATGCAACACAACTTAATCCACTCATGTCTGCGATGAATTAAAATAGCTCACCTCCAAAGCGTTCCAATGGTATGAAGAACACTCACATCGAACATCCTGAAGATTCTATCCTGACGGGCGATCTGACCGTGCTGGACTGGTTCACCGCTGCGGGCACTCTCAGCGTCAAAATGGACGGCGCTCCTGCTATTGTCTGGGGCACTAATCCTGCCACTGGAAACTTCTTTGTGGGCACCAAAAGTGTCTTCAACAAAGTTAAAATCAAAATCAATGAAACGCACGCTCAAATTGATCACAATCACAGTGGGCGTGTTGCTGATATTCTACACGCTGCCTTGGATTATCTTCCTCATACAAACAGGATTATTCAAGGTGATTTTCTTGGGTTTGGTGGTGTGGATACTTTTTGCCCCAATACGGTTACTTATGTCTTTCCTGAAAAAGTAACTGCTAAAATTGTTGTTGCTCCGCATACTTGGTATGAAGCAAACGATGATCTTCGTGATAGTTGGGCAATTCCTCTCACTGTGAATCTGCAGAGCACGGATGATTGTTTGTTTGTGCGTCCTCGTGCATACATTCAGCACGGTCAAAAATCGTTCGCTGATGTAGAGGAAGTCTGCAACTTTGCCCGTCAGGTGGCAACAACTGCAACTTTCGTGAATCAAAAAGGTGCTGAACGCTTGAAGAAAGTATTCAACACCTTCATCAAAGTTGGTGCGGTTCTGGATGATGAAGCACTCGCATATATGGGTGATTGTGACATCAATCTGATTCGTTTGTGGAAGTTGGTAAAGTCAATCAAAGAAGATTGTGTGTTTCTGTGCCGCAATGACGGACCTTCAGCATACATCAGTGGTGAACGAATTGATGCAGAGGGTTATGTTCTCTCCAATGAGTTCGGCACCTTTAAGTTAGTCAACCGTGAATGTTTCTCTCGTGCTAACTTTACGATTGAAAAAAACTGGGTTAAGTAGAGTGAAGTTAGCATAAATAATAGTGATAATGATTTATGCTAATGTTTCTTTACAAAATAACAAATACTACTAACAATAAGTGTTATGTTGGTTTTACATCAACGACTATAGAAAAAAGATATAAAGAACACATTAGATGCTCTAAGTATGCTGATAAGAACCAAAAACTTTATAATGCTATTAGAAAATATGGATCAGAAAACTTTATTGTAGAGCAAATATATCAAGGCGATGATGCTCTACAGAGAGAAGATGAGTTCATGAAAAAGTATAATGCAGAATACAATATGATTGAAGGTGGAAATAAACCACCTTCACAAAAAGGTAACACCTGGAAGATGAGTGAAGAAGCAAAAGAAAAACTAAGAAAACCAAAACCACCAAGAACACCAGAACATATTGAAAAAATAGCATCACAACTTCGTGGAAAAAAGTTATCCAAAGAACATAAACAAAACATTCTTAAGAATAGAACTCCAAACAAACCATTTGGAAATACAAATAGAGCAAAAAGTTATCTTGTTACTTATGCAGATGGTAAAGAGGAAGTTGTTTTTAATATCGCAGAGTTTGCAAGAAAATATAATCTATCAAGATCATCTATCTGCCACGTTTGCAAAGAAAAAAGAGAACACACAAAAGGATTTAAGTTTCGATATCAATAATGGTGAATTAAAATAGCTCACCTCCAAAGCGTCCCTATAGTATGAGCACTCCTACCATGCAAGCACAAGCACAACAAATCGTTGCAAACAATGTGTATCAGCACACTCTTGCGCTGATTGAAGCATTGAAAGACAATTATCGTGAATACTCTATTCGTGGGCACCAAAGTGCGATTGTAAGTTTAGATCGAACCTATGGTACTTCTGAAGGTAATCATGCAGAGTATCATCATCGCCAGATTGATAGACTCAAGAATGGCGATTCTTCGATTGATTATGTCGTAGAAACTGGTAAAAAGTATCACAAAGTTGTGATGATTGACGGTGGTCGTTCTCGTTCCGTGCATTGTTTTGTTGATAAGAAAACAGGCGAAGTGTATAAGTCTGCCTCTTGGAAGTCTCCTGCTAAAGGTGTTCGCTACGACCTGCGATTGATTGCTGATCGTGAATACCTTCTGGAACATGCTGACTGGTCGGGAGGATATTTATATTTGAGGTAATGCTTATTGGTCTGGTGTGTTTTGTATAAATAAAATAAACACCAGACCATTATGCTATCACCTTATCAGTCCAGAATGAAGAAACTACGCGAAGCATTTGGAGACAAATGTGTTAAGTGTGGT